TACAGTCAGGAAGGGTGCAGACAAATAGCTACAATGAATTGTCGATAGTATTATCTACCAAACTGAATGTTGTAGTGACCGACTCCATCACGCAAGGCCACAGTATTCCCAACACAGTTGCGGAGATGCAGAAGGTAATCAATACTGAGACCTACAAATTGACGAGGATAGCAAGGACCGAGATAATCAATGTTGGAAATGAAGGAAGATTAGCATCCTACAAGAAGCAGGAGAAGCTACGGAAAAAGCCATTCAAGTACACCCTTGTCGTTGCATCAGGTCCGAGAACCTGTGATGCACATATAGAATTAAAGAGCAGGATCCCAGCAGCAGGACTATTGATAGATGACCTGATACAGCTTCAGCAATCGGTAGGAGCAAGTCATGGCCTGTCGTTAACAGGCAACTCCCTGTTGCATCCCAACCAGAGGACAATACTGCTGAGGGTTCCATGAAAGAAAGGCATGAACCAGAAGAGTGCGAACCATGCTATTGTGGATGGACTGGGATATATCACGAAGGTTGTAATTGTTTTAAAAGATGAGTGAAGTAAACAGTCTGGATCTGTGGATAGTCCAGTTGGATAATCTGATAAGACACGCTATGACGATACGTGACGATAACGTAATGAAGTACAAGAAAAAGGATAAGAAGGCATTTGAGATGGGATTGAATATGCTGGTGCTTTTGATGAAGAACATGATAGAGGATATGGTGAAGGATAAGAAGGATGCGTAATTGCAGGAAGTGTATGGCAAGTGGGATGAGGGTTCACATCCTCAGTAGTGGGTTCTGTCAGGAGTGTCAGAGCGATCTGGAATGGAAGAACGCACCTCGTATTCAGAAAGAGCAGATGGAGCGAAAAGCACGTATTCAGTATTACGAAAAGGGAGAGGAATACGTCAAGAAGAAGTGGAAGGAAAAATACGGTGATGATGACATTGATACTGTATTAGGATATAAGTAATGGGAATCACGATCAAGGGTGGTGACGACTTCAGGAAGAACTTGGAAGAGTTGGTAGAGAAATATCCTGACGTTCTGGACATGGCCCTTGACGATACGGCAGCAGCGATACATCTTGAGGCTACTAAAATAGTTCCAGTAGATACAGGCCGTCTGCGTGGATCCATCAATGTCAAAAGAGAGTATCTGAAAAAGAGGATCGGTACTAATCTGGAGTATGCTGCCTTTGTCGAGTTTGGAACTCCAATAGGTACTGGTCCGCATGGTGGACCCCAACCATTCCTGAGACCTGCATTGGAGAAGTTCGGTACTACTGGAACAATAGTCAAATTCTTTATGAAAAACCGTTGATTATATAAACTTTAGAGCCTTTTTCCGTAGCTAAAATACAGTCATTTAAAGCAGGGGAAGATTATATATGCCGTAGGCTTTAGGTAGTTGTGACAACGGTGAAAACCATGACAAGCAAAAAGATGGAAAAACTTGTAGGAAAGTTCGTACATTACCATAAGCCAAACTACGCTTGGCAGTTCGGTAAAGTAAAGAGCATAGTACTATACAAGCAGGGATCCAAGAAGGGTCAACTGAAGTACGCAAGGATAACCACTTCAAAGTGGACAGGCAAAATGGTTGAAGCATCAAATGGACTGATGACTCCACAGAGCAGGTGGACTGGGCCATGCAGAAGAACTACCAAGATATACGAGGTACTCCGAGGAAAGAACACATGGGTCAAACTAAAGAAGTGGATAAAATGAGCGAAGAAATAAGCAAAGAGGAAATGGAAAAGGTAGATGAGTTCGTCAAGGAAGGGAACAGACTATCGATCTACATCCAGAACAATGCAACTGGTGGCAACACCTATGGTACTGACTGTCTGATATGTCAGGGAAAAGGAAAGGGACTAATCAACATGGTTCCAATACCTACCCACAGATCAGTAAGTAGGGACATTGAGAATGGTGACTTGATATTCAACTACATCTGTAAGGCTTGTACCAAGAACTCACCAGACCACTTTGACTGGGTATGGGTTGACAAGCTACCAGTCTTTCCTGATGACTTGGCAATAACAGAAGTACCAAGGGAACTGAATAAGGAAGGCAAGAGGATTTGGTGTGAGGAAAGAGGCATCAACTACAAGGACTACGAGTAAGCCGACATAACCGTCATAAATAAATAGAAGCAACATCAACTACCATCATGGCCGAGGATACTACGGGCTGGAAGGTCTATCGAAACGAATGGTACAATGACAGGATCATGGAGACATACATTAATGCTCCTGTTATAGATAAACAGAACGACCTGATACCGACTGAGGTTCTTGATGAGTCAATGGATTTCTACATGAAGTATGGAATCTACTCCTATCAACATGAGGAGATCCCCATCGGTCTGCCACTGGCATACAAGATAGATGAAGGCAAGATAAAAGTAAGATACGGAATCCATGATCAGTTAGAGATGCACACTAAGGTCTGGGATGAGATAAAGGATTACGGATCCAAAGGGGCCAGTAGTATCAGGGGTGAAACTATCTCCCAAGATATAGTATGTCCAGAAGGTGCGGATTCCTGTTTTAATAAAATAAACGACATTGGCCTTTGGTCAGTAAGTTGGGTCGGGGATAATCCTGCCAACCAAGAAGCCAAGGTAACTGAGGTCGCAGTAGCAAAGGCCGACAGAACCATCAGTTTTATAAATGAAACCAAACCAGTAGATGACATGACCAAGGCCGAAAAGGACTGCGATTGCGGTACCGAGAAAGCGGAGGAGATTGAAGAGATCAAGTCCGAGGAGATTGCGGTAGAGGTTATTTCACCAGAGGAATTACCAGATGTGGTAGAGGAAGAGATCAAGGAAGAGGAAGGAGAAGAAGAAGAATTGACACTCGAAGGGTTGAATGATGAATTAAAAGCCCTTAAAGAATTACTGGATGAGATGGCACCAAAGCAAGAAGAAGAAGAGGAGGCACCAGAGGAGGAGGAGAAATCCGAGACCGATGTTGAGCCATCCTTGGATGTGGTAATGAAATCACTTAAGAAATACGGAATATCCGTTTATGCTGGAAGGAAAACAACTCCTGCTCCAGTAGAGACTCCTAATGCGAAACCTAAAATTGATTGGATGAATGTAGAAAAATCATGGGATGAGCTTGACAAAATAGTAGGGGAGAACTAAACATGGATTTTGAAGAATATATAAACGCCTATTATGGCGGAACACTCGGTATCTCCAAGAGATACGGCATAGAGAAAGCCCAGATAACTGAATCGACCATGGCAGAAGGACTTAACACTCTGTATGGCGCTAAAGTTTTCAATCAGCTAAACACCAAATCAGAAGTATTCAAGCTCTTGAAGAAAGAGCCTTGGACACAATCTGGTTGGAGAGTAATGACTGGCAGACACGCCCAGACAGCAGGTATCGCAGAAGGTAGCGCACTGGGAACAACCGATCAACCAGACCTTGTTGAAGTAAAGGCAAACATTAAGGAAATAGTCACAGTATGGGAAGTATCAACCAAGGCAGAACTGCTCTCGACAGCAGACGATGGAATGGGTAACTTAGCAGCATGGTTGAGAAAAGAACATGCAGAGGCACACGCTTTCTACATTGATCAGCAATTATTAGCAGATTCAGAGACGGCTACTGGAAACAACCTTGACTCTATAGATAAAGTAACTATGTCACACGCAGCAGGCGCAGCAATCAATGATGTAAATACCGATGTAGATATGTGGGACATCTCCGATGATGGTATTGACCGTTCAGCAACAACAGCATGGTCAGCCCCATATACGGGACACAACAGTGGAACTCCAGCAACATTAACTCTCGCTATGTTAGACGCAGCAATTCAGAGTGCATTGGAGAACGGTGTAAATTACAGCAGTCTGATTCTATTGACAGGATACGATACTTACCAAGATTTGAAAACATTAATGAGGACAGGCGCAGCGACTTTGGGTGATAACTGGAGTTACAACTTGGCCCAAGGTGGAGCAGGTAACATGAATGGAGTTTCTGGAGAAGCAGGACTGGCTTTCGATTCGAGAGTTGGATCCTACGACGGAATACCAATATTCCTATCACAGCACGTTGCATCAGCAGTCGCAGGAGACGCAACAGCAAGAATACACTTGCTGGATATGGACAACTTGGCATTCAGAGTAGCAGCACCAACAACTTATTTGGATAGCACCAATATTGCAGTTACGCAAACATTGTCTAAGGACTTTGCATTCCTGACAGCAGGAAACTTAATCTGTTACAAGTTCAATACACAAGGAAGCGTTAGAGACTTGGACCAGTAGATAGGTAATGAGGCTAATTAAATGGTCAAAATTACCTATATTGGGAAGCGTTATCGTAGCCTTCGTACTAGGAAGGGCAACCTCCTCGGTTGGAACCAAGGAGACACCATTGATGTTGAAGATGAGAGCCTCCTTAAAGAACTCAAAGGTTCAAGAAACTTTGTCGAGCCAAGTAAAGTCGGCAAGGAAACTGGTGGGGGGGGGCTTAAGACTGGGATCAGACATCCTAAGCGTCTCGGCAGACCTCCTAAGTCCCGAAAGCACTTGGACAAGAGCAAACAAGCACCTAAAGAAAAAGTAAAGCCACCGAAGTCTGTAATGGATAAGGTCAAGAAGCCAAAGGGACTCAAGAAGAAGAAGAAGGGCATTGGCATAGATCTTGATGGTGACGGAAAGGTAGATGTCGTTGTCGGGGATGACTAATGGCATCGACAGTAACCAGAACTAAATTTAGACTCGACACAAACCGCAATGCAAATCTGTTTGAAAATACAGAGACAGCAGTAGGTGGATCAGCAACAACGATGATGGATGCGTTTAGCTGTGTAATGTTTAACAGATACTCGATTCAGATATTCAATGGAGACGGATCGGTAGTAGGAGTGGCTAAGGTCTGGGCAAGTCTTGTGGACTTACCAAATGCAGTAGGCGGTTCGGACTGGACACAAGTTGGTGACGATATAACTGTTGGAACCAGCAGTAGTGCATTGAAGGCAATATCAACTACACCAGTAAGATGGCTTGGTGTAAATGCAACGGGAGACGGGGCAGATCTATTATGCATTGTCTATGCGGAGCAAGTGTAGTGGATGGCTCCTTCTATTATCTCTGAGATAACTTTAGTAAGTGAGGTGGCCTGATGGCCGTCATAACTTCTGCTGGAACAGGTGACTCCAATACGGGCGAAACGTGGACTGGCGGTGTGGTTCCAGATGCAACCTCAGATGTTCAAATCCTGAATACGCATACCATAACGCTGGACACAAC